AGCCGCTACATCAAGAAATGAAAATTTATATAGTACCTCTGTCATTTCTGGATAACATTGTAAATATGCCATGTTTTTACTTAAATCATTTACAAGTCTTTCGGGACTTAGAGGATGAAAAGTTTTTTTCAACAACTCGTCAGTATTATCTAAAGATATACCCGAAACATAACTAAATCCGTTTTTTCTTGCATCCCGAAATGGTTCAAGATTAACTGGTCTTTTGTTTAATTTATATGGAGTTATTAGAGAGGAATATATTCTAGAGTTCCACTGTTCCATGTTTATCCAATTTGAATCTACATGAGGACTCATTGAAGTTATCTTATCAGTACACATTAATATTTTGTCTATACTATGATCATTGTGTGAAACTTCATTAGAATCTCTAAAGGCAGGAGAACCCCAATTTGTAAACACTGATCTTGTCATTATAACTTTTTTGGGTTGTCTTAAAGACCAAACATCTTGAGCAGCTGAAGCATAATCTGTTATACAGTGATGTATGATATACTCTTCTATCTCATCTTGAGTACTATTGTCAAGTTCCATATTATAAATTTTAGGTTCAAATCCTATAGATTTTGCAAAATCAAATGCTCTTTTTTTGTCAGCACAAATTTCGTATCCATCAACTGTGACACTTCCTTGCACTATTTGTATACTATTTTTTGGAATTCTTTTTTCTTCTATCAAATCTCTTATGCAACATAAAACAAAACTGCTATCCATTCCACCACTATAGGCTAGTATGAGATTAGAATGCATGTCCACCATCTCAACTAGACCATGTTTCCATTCATCTTTTGTCACATAAGGATCAGATGTGATAAATAAATCTTTAGTTATAAAAACTTCAAACTCATCCTCCGGTATTTTAGGAAAACGAGTGGTAAATATATTTGACATTGTATAGTCACTTTTCTTTCAACATTTTCTGCAATTCAGCAGTGCTCCCAACAAATAATGCGTTTGTCACATTTTTAGGTGCGTTACTAGGCACCTCTTTTAGTTTTCTCATTTTCTCTTGCAAGTCACCAAGTTTTTCAGTGACTTCAGCCACCTGTTTGATGAGGTTTCCGGCAACTTCGTAGGCTCTAGGATGATCGCTCTCTTTGGCAAGTTCCAGAATTCCCTCCACTGCATCCGTTCCTCTTTCGACCAAATTATAAAAGTTTTGTCGCTGGTATTCATAATCTCTCTCCACATGTTGATTTGCATCACCCCAATCTTCTTGAGGCATTGTTGTCACTTCTTGTTTACGGAAGTTCTCAGATATGTTGTTAGCTGAAACTTCTTCTACTACACCTAACGCTTTATCAATTGTATTACTCATCTTCGCCTGTCGTTGGGTTAAATGTTTTTGCATCCGTAAAGAATGATGTTGTCTCATTAAATCCAAAATCATCATCTGCATCAGCACTAACTGGGTCTGGTGTAATTGTAAGTCTTTGTTCTCTCTTTGGAGATTTATCTGGTAAATCAGCAAACTGGTCAGCTTGAACGGTTCTAATAATATTACTGGAAGTAACAGGACCATATAGATAGAACTTACATGTAAAGTTCATTGTGTATATCAATGCTCTTCTTTGCTCAAAGTCTCCTTCATAACTATCCTCATAAGTTATACCATTTAAAATAATTGGAATATCTCTTTTGATACCCATGTCTGCCATGTCGTTAACTGTGATAGTATAATCTGGTTGAAAGAAGGGAAGAATTTGTTCTACGATTTGCAATGCATCATCTGATTGTTTTGACAAAATGTATAATACTATATCCAGATTATATGGCACTGGCATGTACTGTGTATCAAGTGACCTTGTTTTATTTCCTGTATTAACCTTTTTAAACTTCTGTACTCGATTTAATTTTCTAGTAGCATCATAGGAAAGGTTTTGAATCTCGAAACCAATTCGTGGTAAAGTTACAGCCACCTTACTTGATAAGTCAGCATCAGACCTAAGACGAACTAAAAACTTCTCTCTTGGCCCGTAAGCAAGAGGAACCTTCATAGATTGTGTAATGTTGCCAGAACTGTCCTTACGAACTAATTGGACATTATTAAATGTCGTTCCAAACGCTACAATTATCTTTCGTATTGTTTCGTGGTAAAATTGTTGACCCAACATTGTTAACTACTCCCTACATCCCCAAACGGATTACCCTCTGAGAAATCTAACACAGAATCATCAGCAGCATCAAACAACTCATTCTGTGCCGAGGTATCTACATTACCATCATCAGATGTACTTCCATCACCCACTATATATCCTTCCTGTAACAAGAACTCTCCTGTCTCTGAAAGAAGAACACCAGCAGATGTTGTCATGTCGCTGGTTTCTAGGGCAACTATCTCATCACCCTCTGTATCATCAGCATTTTCGTGTACAATTCTACCAATCTCATTCTCTAAGAATAGTGCGTCAATTGAAGCAGAATCTTGTTCCATTGTAAACTGCAATGCAAGAGTATCAGTTGATAGACTGTCTTCAATCGCATCAATCGCAGAAATATCTGTATCCAGCACCTCTGAACTATAATCAAAGAGGCGACAACGCATCTTGTAAACTGGATTATTATCTAACTGAAAATATGGCTCATCGTGGTCTACAAAGTTAATTTGGAATATCTTTGAGAGAACTGGATGGTATATCAAATCACCCTCTAATGGTCTGTCAGAATCAGTTGCTGTTGCCTCTGAAATAATATACCCACTTTCAAATGATGCAGAGGCTTCTACTGTTCCACTATCCAAAGTTCCATCTTCTAACAATATAGAACCACTAAGAGTATCAGTTCCACTCTCTATTGTAATCTGTTTAGTTAACTCTTGAAATCTAGTTTTAGCAACAACGAATGTTGCCTCACTCAAGTTCTGTAAACCGAACTGATTCATAAGTTCTTTTTCACCACCAAAACCAGCTTCACTGTTTTCCATATACATTTCAATCTTTGCTTGAGTATTGAATTTAGCAATACTGTCTGTTCCAAGAATCGTGTCCTCATTTACGAGTGTTCGATCTAGGTAAAAAACATCATGTCCATGTATCTGAATAGATTCAATAACCAAATCTCTGTACAGATTTTGCTCTGTTGCTAAGGCTGTGACATTACTTGTGTGAAATGCTGAATTGACTGCCATGAGTTATCCTATCATATAATCAAGTGGTAACTCGTAAGCTAGTTGAATCTGTTCTTCCAATCTAATAATTTCCTCTTGTGCTTGTTGAAATATTGTCTCCCCGTTCATAGTCACACCACCCAACATAGTAACACCAGAGAACTTACTAAGGTTTGCTCCCCACTGTCTTTTAATCAGTGCAGTGGCATATCTCTTTAAATAGATATCATCAAATATATCTGTGTAGGATGTTGGGTCAAGTTTTCTGTATGCTTCAATAACAATGTAGTCTTGGTCAGCGGTTATATCATTTTCCCAATCCATATCAATATACAAACGGTTTTGATGCTGATTAAATCTTATGGGTGTTTCTCCAACTAATATATGCTCCAAATAATCAAGGTGTTTCATTGTCATATCATAGTGAATGACTGATTGCGAAGAAAAATCATACAAGTCATTTAATCTTAACTGATAACGAACATCAAACATATCTCCATTTCCAGCTGTGTTAGTAAAAGGAAATACTTGAATGACTGATACCACTGTATCTGGGACAGGAATCCAGTTCTTTCCTTCTTCCCAATCAGCGGTTAATGTGCTATCAAGTTTATCTGTAGCGGTTACAGTTGTGTTTGATCTTGCCCTTGTTACATCAGCAGTCGTAATTAGATGTTTCAAATACATTCTCTCAACACCATCGTAATGATATTGAGCAAAGTATTGTAGAGCTTCATCTATACGATCATCTGCTTGATCATCAGATACATTAATATCAATAACACCAAATCCAAGATTTCTTAGACAGTATGATTTAAATGTTGCTTTTGTTGTTGGTATGGCCATTACTTGTCTACCAATTGTTGCAAGAGATTTTTGATTTCATGCATCTCTGATTTTAAAGTATTTATCTCTCTGGTTGCGTTTCTAATTGTGTCTCTCTGTTCTTCTTCTTCAAGAAGTTTTTTTCTTGATTCCAATGACCTTAATCTTGCTTTTTCGTATGCACTTTTATTTCGATTTATAACAACGCCTGGAACATTCAAGTCTTTAGCCAGATCAGCTTCACCTTCAACTTTTATATAATTATCACTCATCACAGTGCCAACGCTAGTGCTCGTAAGTCTTTAAGTCTTGGCACCTGTGACATATTTGTTCCTTGCATTACAATTTTAATTGAGAATGCGACAAACTCATCTAACGGCGTTCCAATACCATCATCAGTAACACCAGCACTATATTCATATTCTTGGAAATCATCTGAGTCTAGAGATGGATTTACAAACCTGTCAGCGGAACCATCACTGTTAAAGAATACATAATCCAAGTCATCAAAATCAACTGAATCTTGAGCGCCCAATGTCTTAAACAAAACTTTAATTTCAGCTGTTGACGGTCTGTGGGCAGTCAACAATACTTTGATTGCAGTAGCTGGGTTTTCTAATATAACTTTCTTTGTTACATAAATCGCAGCATTATTATCACCCTCTGGTTCTGTTGATGCAACAAATGTAAGGTTTGATGCCAAATCTGAAGCAGAATCAATGTTGTTTATCCTGTTGGCAACAGAAACCCATGAGAATCGTTTTGAATCAATAACTGGTGATAGGTTGTCTACAGAACTTTGCAACATCAAATTTGTTTCATATGATTTAGCACCACTCATTTCATTTGTCTCATTTATTGGTGACGCAATCATGAAAGTAGTATCATAATCAATATTATCATTTAAAACAATTCTTTCTGCATTTGCAGCAGCAGTTTTGGTAAATGAAGTCTCTGATCCAGAAACACTTGTTCCAGTGGTTAAAAGAGCTTCTGCTGTGATTAGAGTGTTTTCAGGCTCTAACGTGCTTACCTGTGTAAATCCTGTATTAATGATATGATTTTCTGAAGCAAAAACAGCATCACCACCATTTTCAGCGGTAGAACCAGAACCACCATCAAACGCTGGACTACTTGTAAGGGTTATAGTGTAGGAGTCCAAATCAATATTTGCAATTGAAGTGTGTGTTTTATTAATCTGTGATAATGGAACTTTATGTAACTGGAAGAAATCTACTGTTGCTCCAGAGGCATGTGCAGCAGCAGTTGTGCCTTCTTGCGCCCGAACCAAATTAGTAACAGATGTTCCAGATATAGTTTCATAATACATAATCTCATCGTCAACCTTAATATAAAAACGAGGAGTAGAATCTACTGTTCTAGCAAATTTACCAGTTGTATTAGCAAAATTAGTGCCACTTGTTAAAGACAAAGATGTTGCAGTGCTTGTCACCGCAGCACTTAAAGTTGTTGACAAACCAGAAGTAACACCAGAAATAGTAACATTGTTAGCAACATTATACATACCATGATCTTTATGTGTCACCTTTAATGCTGTATCACCATGAGTAAATGTCAACGGATTTTCTCTAAGTCTCCTACTAGGAAGAGCATCATTTTGCAAAGTGACAAGTCCATTTACTTTAGCATCAAAAACTGCTCGTTTAATTCTAAACTTCATATCCTCTTCGGGAGATATAGCCCAAGCACTATTATTGTGAGACTTAAATAACACTCCCTTATGCGGTTGTGTACTAAGTGTTGGACCACCACCCACTGGAGTTTCGCCTAACAATGATATCCAGACTTTATGTTCTGGACTATTACTCAATAAAGCAATAGCATATTCCTCATCTTGTTTAACAAAAACTGGTGATGGGAAGGTAAATGTTGTAGGTGTCTCAGCAGTGGTATCAGGAATAATATCACGGGCTGGTTTTACCACTCTCGCAAAAGGTAATACTTCTTTATTTGGTGTGCCTTGTCTTGTGGTTCGTAGTTCAAGAGCAACAGGTATATTCTCATCTTTAAAAGCAAAGAATATATCCACAGATGTTATAAAACATCCACCTTTAAGTGATCCACCACCAAGTGCATCTGATCCGTCACCACGTACACTTCCAGTTCCAGCAGTGACTCTAAATGTCATTGCGATAGGATCACCATCACCATCACCGTCACCGTCGCCGAAACTATCATCACCATCAAATTGGAATGTTTCGGGTGATGTGGGGTCTAATGGTTCACCGTTGCGTCCAAATCCAGGCCTCGGAGCAGGCGCCCGTACAGCCACAGGTGGTCTTCTGTTCTGTGGTGGCGGTGGCGGAGGTGGTCGCAACGCAAGAGAAACATTAGTTGAACTTTCAAACATACCTTTAGCTTGATAATAAGCAGTGCCAAACGTGTCTGGATCAGTTGTTCTAACATCTGTAGTACTGGATGTAAGTCTAAACTCAACTTCACCAGTTGCAAATCGTGGGTTTCCAATAACTGTTGGGTCAGGAATATCGAAAAATCCCTCAACATGTCCAGTGGCATCTGTGATTAATGAACTTCCTGCCGGTGCTGTAGTTTGACCTTCACCAGCAGCCTCACTTGTAAATGCACTTGTCATCGTAACATACTGACTTACTGCTGTTTTATCGAAGAAAGTATATAATCTTGAATTAGGCCTAAAACCATCACCAGTAAATTTAATCTGTGATGCCCTTATAAATGGTCGAACACCTCTCGTAACAACACGAAAACCATTACCAATTCTTTCTAAATTGGCGATACCTGTTGATGCTGGAGCTTCACCCGCTGCTCTCGCAACTTCAATTGAACGGGAGAACTGATTTGCTCCACCTTGTGGTGTTGGAACTTCATTAACTTCAACAACACCCGCCCATTGAGATTGCCAAGAATTCCATATGGCACCCATAACATTATCTGGAGTTGCCGCAGCAAAGTCAAAATCGTGTGCAACACTAATTACGATTTGTGGACGAACTTCTGTTTCAAACCAATCATCCCCAAATGGGTCAAGTTCAATAACTCCTACCCATGAAGAAAGTAAAAGTGGCGTAATTCTTTCAACTCTGGTTGCAACTAACTGTTCTGTCAGAACTGTTTCGGTATATGGCAACGTGAGCATATCACCCGTTTTCTGATAATTAGCAGCTGCTCTTTGAGAGTCAGTTGTAGCTTTCTCAGATAAACCAATATGTTGCATCTTATGTTTTGGTCTTAATTCATTGTTTTCTGGATCAATAGAACATTTGTAATCAACATTCGCAACATCACCAGTTCTATGACCCGCAAAATTGTCCACAACAAAACCAGACTTAAATCTGTTTAAACCAGCTGCATCAGTCACTTCAAGGTCAGCAGCTGCCCGTTCCAATAGATTTAGTGATGCGATATACTCGACATGTTGTAATCGTCTTTCAATTTTACCAATATCTTTCATGGTAAATCTTTGGTGTCTTTCTCTTTTTATCTCAACATCATCAGGTGAAAATGTAAATGCTGGTATGAACATTGAAGCCAGTTTCATATTATTTTCACTTGCTAATGGTAAAGTTGGAACTTCAGCACTAGCACCATTTTTAACCACTAATTGTTTGTTTGGTGTTAATTCTACAATAGCATATTTTGGAATAAAAAATTCAAAATCGCTTTGAATAAAAGAATCTGGTTTAGGAGCATTTGATATTGAAGCTCCAGTGCCATCATACTGTCTTGAGAAGAAGTCAAACGAATGACCTGTAATTTCATCAGTAACGGTAAGTGTTGCCGATGTTCCAGCAATATCTTCAACTCTTGGACGGAAATCGTAACAATCAATCAACGGAAACTCACCAGTTGGTGCCGGTGAATCTGGGTCAATTTTTGTAGCACTGTAAGTAGGAATATCCTCATATGTCATTTGGTCTGCAACATCAATATATGAGTCAACAGTGAAAACATCACCAGTGCCATGTTCAAAATAATCATACACAACAACTACTCTACCAGTTGGGTAGGATGCACTTTGTTTTTTTACAATTCTAGCAATGTCATAAAAATTATCTCTTTGTCCTGTATCAAGAATGTAATTTCTTGTGATATTAATACTACCTTCAGTTATGGTGTTAATTTCGGCAGTTGCACCAGATGATTGTCCAGTAATCTTATCACTTGTAGTGAAAGCTGTTTGACTGGTGAGTATAAATTCCATAGGACTTGAAATATCAATAATTCTTCCTTCTGCGCCAGAAACGTCACCAATTATTCTCTCACCTCTTGTAAATGAACCTGTTATATCACCAAGTGTCAAGGATGGCATCGTAACATCGGTACTCGATTCCTCTGAGTCAAGAACTGCAACTAACTTAAACACATCAGCCCTACCCAAAGAAATTGTTCTATCTGTAGGTCGAGTTCCAAATGCATCTGTATCACCAGAATTAACCTTCAACTTTTTCATCAGTTTAACAGTTTTATTCTTTTGACTCACACTTGTCTTTAATATTGTAGCAATCAATTTAACTTTTGTGCCAGTGGGAAGATTTGTAGAATCTGTAATTGTTATTGCAGTTGTTCCCGTTCCAGAGATGGTATCTGCGATAGAAACAATATCTCCCTGCGCTGCTCCACCACCATCAGTAAGAATGGACAAGGTATAGTCTTTTTCTGCATGTGCAACAAAGGTTTCATTAGCACCAGCGTTAAATGTTACAGCATTGCCTACTGTTGTTCCAATAAACTGTTTTCGGATTGTGTATTGAGTATCAGACAATCCAGAATTTGTAGCAGTTAAGTGAGTTTTAATAACTTTCTTTGGGCCTTTATAAACAAGAAGATTTTTTTCTGGTTCTCTGAGTCTTGTTCGTTGTAGTCTTTCAACAGATAAATCATCACCCTCTTCTGTGAGTAAATTACCATCATTTCTGTCAGCACTTTCCTCTAACAAAATAAGTTCTAAGACTTGAGCATCTGACTGTGTGACAATATCTGCTGTAAAATCTTGACCAGAATCATCATCATCCATGAATACCTGTTTTACATTATTAAAGGTTCGTGTATCTACTCTTGATATTGTCAAATCTGCATTATCGCTATCTTCAACAACATCATCTGTTTCAGCTGAATCAGATGTGGTTATTTTTTCTCCAGATTGGAATGTCCCTGCAACTGAAGTCAATAGAACTTTAGTCCCACTTGTGCCAGATGCAAACACAAATCCAGTCGCACCAGATGTAGAACCTTTGACTTGTGTTCCACCACTAGAATGAACTGACGTAAGAGTTGGGCTAGGTGTTCCACTCAAAGTAAGTTCAGTGAACATTTTAACATCAAAAAGATATAACTTATAAACTGATTCAACATTTGTTGAAGTAGAACCAACTGTTCCTGTGCTGTATTCTAAACCCCTTGCCCTTGCAACACCAATATGTGTTCCAGAGGCTGACCCTCTTGTTGAAGTTGCTTCATCATATAGGTCAATCTGTTTAAACTGTGTGGTTTCTCCACTTATCACTGAAATGTCAGGACTTCCAAATATATTTGATACGTTAACAAAGTTTCCCAATTGGGCTGTTGTTACTCCCGCATTAACTGTATTGAAGTTTCTTGCTTTTTGAATATCTAAAATTGATGGTGAGTGTTTTTCTACCTCATGACCTCTAATATATGCTTTACCTGTAGAAACTTTCAATGCTAATAAATCTGTAGCAGCATCAAGTCCCTGTTCTGTTTTTGTCCCTGCCGCAAATCTTCCCACATTTTCGTTGATTGTTACACTTTCAAATATTTCAAATTCAAAAGGTTTAACAGTGTAATCACCAGATTCATCATAAGTTCTTCTTGCAAGAGTTTGTCCAAGTTCAGCATGTTCCGTATAATCAGCAATTGCTCTAATGCTACCATTTTGAACATCCATCAATTGAACAAAGTTTTCATCCGTAACAGTACTTCTAGCAAGTTTAGTCAAAGATAAATCAATTCTAAGTCTATGAGCACCCTTTGCTGCAAAGTTTGTAGAGCCTGTGGAGTTGTCTAATAGTGTGTCATCTGATTCTGGTGTAACAATAGTTTCTGCAACATTAAATCCAACTAGAAAACTCGGTGTCCGAGCATATGGATCAAGAACTATTGTCTCTTCGTTACATTGAACAAAAAATCCTCTAATATAATATACACCAGACTCAACCTTTACGGCAGTTCCCCCTCTGGCTGCTGGACCTTGAGCACTAGCAAGTTCTGCTGCTGTTCCTGTCGTAGCGGTAAAAATAGATGTGAAAGTGGTTGCAGAAGCAACATCTGTACCATAGGCAGTTGTGTGGGTAATACCAGCACTTGCTGATATATTTTCTCCATCTGCAAAAGTAAATGTCTCATTATCCGTGCCAGTTCCTTCATATGCAACATGAAGAAGTGGTTGTTCTGTTGTTGTTCCGACAGTAAACCCAACAACCTTTGCAGTAACACCACTAGTAGCACCAGTAATTAGAATAGGAGTGTCATCATTAAAATATTGAGAAGGGTCAATAGTCTCACCCGAAAAAGTATTTTCTAATTTGAGAGTTGCCATGTTAAGCAGGCTTATTTGGCCTGGAACTACCATAGCACCTTCTTTGAAAACATGACTTCCATGACGTTCTATTTGATTTTGTAGGACAGTTTGTAACTGTGATAATTCTCTAGCTTGTATTGCAAAGCCTGGTCTAAAGAGAGTTTTTACAAAATTGTTTGACTCTGAAAAATCATCAAAGTAAGGAGCAACATTTAAATTTTTAATTTCTGGCATATTAGAATTCCACTATGATTTTAATATCTTCTGTTTGATCTGAAGCTCTAGATATTGGTCTTCTATTTTCTTTATAGATTATATCTCCACTATCAGCAGCAAGTTCTGGATTTGCATACCCATCAGCAAAAGTAATCGAGTTTCCGTTAGCAAGAGTAACAGCACTATCTGCTGTAGCATCTGGAGTTGCAGCTGCACTAGAGG